CGGGATACTCTTATTGCGGAGCTTGACGCCGGACGCCGGATGTTGATTCATCCGACGCTGGGCGAATTCGAATGTTACTGCACATCCTATGAAATGTCTGAGAGTGCAGACCGGGGCGGAATAGCTGCTTTTGATTGTGAATTTATCCGAGTCCTGCCGCAGATATTTGAAGTTGACGTTGCCTCTAAAAAAGCCGGGTTACTGGATGATGCATTAGCCGTTCTGAGCGCGGCAACTGAATTCGTGACAGATGCACTTGATACAGTCGGCAGACCGGCGGCAATACTTAACAGAGCGATCAATAAAGTCAAAGGCGAAGTCCGAGCGGCTAAATCACAAATAAAAGGCGCGTACAATCAGGCGGTAAACGCTTGGACGGACTTGGAAAATAACATTGAAACCCTGATCGAAGACACGGCAGATCTTGCTGAAACTATCCTTATGGGCTGCACGTCCATACAGGACGCGGACTCCTGCTATGTATTGAGTATTAATGCAGGGCTTTACCAGACGGAATCAGGGACAGATCTTGACCGGGCTGTCGTGAAAAACGACAACGGGTTGAACCGGTGCTTTACCGCCGGATATTTGGCTGCGGCCTGTACTGCGATTGCCAACAATCCACCGACGACGAAAACAAAGGCGTCAAATCTGCGTTTCCTGATTGGTCAGAGGCTACAGTCTGAAATGGAAGTCCCGGGGCTGTCAGATGACTATTTCAACGGCATGCGTAAAATGCTCGGTTCAATGTCTGAGTACATTGACAGTATATCTCTTAGTCTTCCTGACGTGTACGTTGTCGAGCTTGCGCGGCCTGTGAATATTCTTGAAACGGCTTACAAACTGTACGGCGACACAGAACGGGCGGAAGAAATAATTGAGTTGAACGATATCCCGAACCCGCTTTACGCTATGAATCAAACACTGAGCTTGTTATCCGAATGAATATTGCAATGCGTACATCGTCGGCGGATATTCGCGTTAAGGCCGTGAATTCGTTTACGCGCTCACTCAGGCAGGCTGTGTCTCAGATTGATCTGGAATTCATCGCAGGCGAAGAAAAGCTCCCGTTCTACTGCATGGATTCGGTTGAAATTGTTGACCTGGACACGGACGCTGTAATCCTTACAGGACGCGTGGATATAGCTTCGGATGCAATCTCAAAAAAAGATCATTCACTAAGCGCGCCCGTATCTTCTTTAACCGCGTGTCTTGTGGATTCAGACGCTTTACCGAAGCAGTTTAAGAATGTTTCGGTCGATAAAATAGTTGACGATCTTTCCTCAGAAGGCGGGGTTACTGTTCTTTTTGAAGGCGATGCAACTGTTATTGATAAATTCGTAATTGAACCGGGTGAGAAATATTTCGATGCAATCGAACGGATAACCCGTAAACAGCAGAGCGTAATTTACGACAACGAAAACGGCGAACTGATAATCAAACGCTTTGCGAGTGCGATTCATACCGGGCAAAAGCTGGAATACGGCTCGCCGGATGTTCTGAGCATAAATTCAGTATTTGATTCCACCATTCGCTATTCTGATTATGTCTGTCTCGGACAATTGCAGGGAACGGAATCAGAAGAGGGCAGAACGTCGGGCGTTTATCTTGACAGATTGATTCCAGTCACAAAGCGGCTGGTAATCCAGATGGAGGAACCTGCCGACAATGCAGCTTGCGCGAAGCGCGCCGAATGGGAAGCGCGGCAGAGGTACGGCGATTCCTGCATTCTGAATGTTTCGGTGCCTTCCTGGTACAAGCGCGACGGCGGATTATGGCGCGTGGGCGAATTGATTGACGTGGATTATCCGAAGGCGAATATTTACGGAGATGAATTCATCATCGAGGAAATATCCGGCACTTGGGATAAGTCCGCAGGCTCTGGAATGACACTGACAATAAAGCCGTCCGGCGCTTACTCATTTGACAAGGAAATAAATTCCATAGGCTATCTGTAATGCAGAAAATATTCGGTAAAGTTTTCGGCCTTGTTTACCGGGCTGTAATTCGCATGATCGACGATTCAGAATCGGTGCAGAAAGCTCAAATTGACGGGCTTTCGGGCGAGACGTTGGACGATGTAGGCGTTTACGGGCAGTTCGGATTGACGGCGAATATTCCTGTCGATACAGATGCAATAGCAGTCAACGTCGGGGCTTCGCGTGAACACTCTGTAATAATCGCCACGAACAGCGATTGCAGGCCGAAAAACTTAATTACTGGAGACGTAACCATATATGACGGTCACGGCAATAAAATAGAGTTAAAGACGGGTGTAATCACAATCACGGGAACGTCAATAGTTCTAAAAGGAAATGTAACACTCAATTCAACGGCATCATTGCTCGGATTAGGCGCGACGAAGGCGGCAATCCATGAAGATGTAAAATCGTGTATTCAAAATATGCTTACTGAAACAACAGCTAAAGACTCTCTGACCGGAAATGTCACATTTACATGGGGATTTACTTCCGATCCTAACTGGATTGACAACGCAAAGTCTACCACTACTAAGGTTTTGTAATGACCATTCCAAAAATAATGAGAGGTTCCAATCCCTCCACTTATCGTCAGGATTGGATTAAGACAACCGCCGTAACAGAACTACCTACAGGAACGGCAAGCGTTGACTTTACGGTCGTGGACGCTTCACTTTTTCCGCGCGGAACCGGATCGAGCGAACCCGGCGAATGCGTGATTATGAGCGATGATGATGCAGAAGCAGGGCGCGAGGTTCTTTATGACTGGACTTCCGTTTCCGGCAATACCCTCATGGGATGCTCCCGTCGTTACGGCTCTATTACGTCCGCCGGTGCAGTTGTAAAGATTGCCTTTACAGGTGGAATGTATGAGGCTTTTAAAACAGAAATTGAAGCAAAACTTCCTGCATCTTATCTGGATACAGACGGAACGCTTGCGGCTAATTCCGATTCAAAAATAGCCAGCCAGAAGGCTACTAAGACTTATGCGGACGGTAAGATTCCAAAAGTATCAAGCCTCACCAATAACAATCTGGCGAAGGTTGTTACAGGCGGAACCGTTTCAGATGCAGGCGTATCTGTTTCAATAGATGGAACCTTTGCAAGCAATTCAGACGCGCTTTTACCTTCGGAGAAAGCGGCTAAGACATACGCTGACGGCAAGATTCCGAAGGTCACAACCCCGACGGCTGGAAATATCGTCAAGGTAAATGCTGGCGGTACTCTGGATGATGGAGGGTTCACCACTTCCACTGATAATACTCTGGGTGGTGCGAGTCCTGTTGATACGGTTCTATCATCTCAGAAGGCTACTAAGGAATATGTGGATGGGTTATGGACGTCAAGATATTCTTATCTTACCACCGCGGCAGAAATAACTGCGGCCTTTGCGGATGTTGCCACGAATACAAACCAGCTTCTTATTGCTCCCAGTTCTTATGTCTTTGATTCTGCCAATCTGGTACAGACTGGTTTTAAGGATGTTCACTTTATAGGAAACGGATCGGCTGGCGTTGTTTTCGATTTCCGCAACGGATACAAATGGACAACGAATAAAACCACCGGCGTTGATTATTACAACAATGAATCATTAGACGCGACGTTTGACAGCGCGGCGGCTCATCCTATTGCAACAAGCGCGGGTGCCACATGGAAAACGGTGGCAGACGCGGCGGGTGCGATATTCGTTACGCGAGGCACTGCTTATCATTGTAATGAGGGGACTGCGAATACTAACACTCAGATTTATGTACCTACTTCCGAGGTAACACTGCTTAACGGCACGGGTGGCGCGGCGACTTTCGGTTATTCGGCCTTATTTGTGCCTACTACCGACATTGCCATGAGCGGTAGATTAACCGTAACAGGAGAGGCCGCACATACAGGCCCGTATATGGATTTCATGTGTTTGAAAGACTGCGATTTCAGCAACCTTGACTTGTCCTTAGATTACACCGGAAATCAGGGTAATGTATTCAAAGGAACATTTGCTCATAACGTAACATGGCCTAACTTTATTTGTGAAAAATATAAACTCACAAAAACAGGCGGATCATGGATAATAAATCTTACATGTGGACATAATTGCAGGCTTCCAAGAGCCACAATAAACAGTTGTCAGCTTCTTACCAATGAGAATGTTGCTGATTATTACTTTGTTCTGATTTACATGACCAATTCATACGGCTGTGTGGTAGGCAATGAAGTAGTGTTCGACAATATCTATGCGCTGAATGCAGATGGTGGAAAGAAAATAAATATTCAGGGTATTGGATTCGGGACAAAATCGCATCAAATGTATTTGCAGTTCAGGTGCAATAAATCATATTGCGATGGCTCCGCCACTTCTCATGACGCTTCACAGTTGACAAATTCAATAGCCACCGGCGTTAAAACATGGTCGTAAAATGTTAGGAATCCATACATTAGGAACCGCAACGCTTGGCGGAACGGCAAGCCTGTACGGGTTTGCACTACAAGCGGTTGACGAAAACGATTCGCAGGTGATTTTCTCATTCGGCGCTCCTGCCGACGGTCAACCGGCTTATGGCGATGACGTGACGGAGCTATTTGCGCGCTACACCGACGCCGCACGGCTGGCGGAGCTTGCCTTCGTGTCAATCTTCACGGAAAAGCGCCTTGCGGACGGGATGCAGGACGACAGGGGAAACGATGACAAGCGCGGATGGTGGGCGGACACATACAACAGGGACGGCTACAAAATCGGCTCCTACCTGTGGACTCTCGAAGGCCGCGTGATTAACGACGAGCTTCTAGAGCAGGCCGCAATATACTTGAAAGATTCAATGTCCTGGATGATCGATGAAGGCTTAATAACCGGGATCGAAGCGGCGGCAGAGCGCAGCGGTAAAGACACGATTGCGGCTGTAGCCTACCTTACGCGGAACAACGCAAAAGGCGTCACATTAAAATATAACTCACTTTGGGGCTGAAAATGGCGGACACTGGATTCACGATACCGACAATGCAACAGCTTATCGACCGGATATCAGCGGATTTAAATGCGAAATATCCGGGTGAAGAAAGCCGGATAAAAAACAGCCTGCTATGGATTCTGGCGAGAGTTTACGCCGGTGCGATATTTCCGCTGTACCTATTTCAGCGGTGGGCTGTGAATCAGAGATTCACCGGGACTTGCACAAGTGATTATTACGCTGACAGAAATTTGGAGATGTTCGGACTTTACCGGCTTCCTGCTACGATTGCGGACGGCGAATTAGCATTAACCGGCCTGAATGCAACCATTATTCCGGCTGGCTTTCAGTGGGTAATCGGCAACGTGATTTATTCGTCAACCGCAGCCGTGACTATTGCAGCCGGTGTAGCAACGGCGTCCGTTGTGTGCGATGAATCAGGCGATGCCGGAAATCAGGACGCTGGAACGGAAGGAACTTATCTTTCACCGCTGGCCGGGCTTGATGCGGTCTGCACAGTAGGGGCGGATGGGATAACCGGCGGAACGGATGAAGAGGATACAGCGACGGCCATGATACGACTTGGCGCTTATCTTGCCGAAACGCCGCAGGGCGGCGCGAACGCCGACTATGAACAATGGGCGCTGGCGACTGAAAGCATTCGAGTTGATCGAGTGTGGATTTACCCGGAAATCCCCACGCCTGGATATGTGACGATCTACTTTACGGAGGTAGACACAGGATCGGGATACATACCAGAAGAGGGATCAGCGGACAATGTTCTGTGTGCGACCCGAACAACTTCCGGCTGCACGATTATAAAAGCGACGTTAAACGCGGCGCTAGGGTACACGCCGAACGTGGGCGACCTTGCCGGTGGTAAAGTTTACTTCGCCGCAAATGGAACGGCAGAGCCATTATACGCGACGATAAACGGTAGCGGCATAGCAGACGGCACTACCACTTGGGACTTGACATACACGTCAAGTCTGACAACAGCACACGCACTCGGTGAACCGATTTCGGTTTACGGCCCGGAATGCACAGCGGTGCGAGACACCATAACGGCTGATTCGCCTATCACGGCAAGAGTTATTGTCAAAGCCCCGACAGAAAAAACCGTCACCATTGACGTATCAATAAAGCTTCTGGATTCGGCGATTCAGTCCGATGTCGAGGACGATGTAGAGGCACAGCTTGAAAGCCTTTTCCGGCTCATATCCGACGTGGGCGGCACGGTTTACAACTCCGAAATCGTCGGCATAATCAACAATGCAGCCGGAATAAAATATTTCACCATAACCGACGTAGACGGCGGCGGCGCAAGCGCAAATGTCGTTTGTGCGGCGGGTGAACTTCCCGTACTCGGAACTGTCTCTTATACATGGTTGTAAGATGAAGATCGTAACCGCTACATACAGTCTTTACGCTCAGGCCGTCAAACTGCTATTGCCCAAAGGACGAATGTGGAGAGCTGACGGTGATACCTGGCTCGGTAAATTGATAGACGGAATCAGTTATGAACTCGCAAGATTTCACAACCGGATTATCAGTTTCTTTTCTGAGACCGATTGCCGTACAGCCGATGAAACCATCGACGATTGGGAAGCCATGTATGGCTTACCCGAAGACGGCGCAAGCTCCGCAATTCTGTCGGATCGGCAAACCGCTTTAACTGCAAAAGTCCGGGCAAAGGGTGGACAGTCAAAAGAATATTTCGAGCGCGTGCTTTCTGGGCTTGGTGTTACGGTGACTATTCAGGAGTATGCGTACACACCTGCAATGTGCGGAGTTGCCGTCTGCGGATTTTCAGTGGTGGGCGGTATCCCGTCAATGTTCTACTGGCAAATAACCGGCTCCGTACCTGTTGATCAACGCGGTCAAATTGAGGCCGTAATCAACCGATACAAGCCGTCACATACACACGTCATTTTCAATTATATTTGAGGTAAATAAAAAATGCAGAGAGTTGCAAACGGAACACAGGTTGCCGGAATACCGGCGCGGTCTGGCGAATCCGGCACGCCGGGATATTATAAAGACATTGACGCCACGGCAGGAACTACAATTTCAGCCGACGAAATGAATGATATACAAGAGGAAATCTGCAACGTCATTGAAGATGTAGGGGAAATCGTTCTGTCAGGTGCGAGCAACGCGCAAATGGCGCTTGCAGTCAATGGCGTTCGCGCAATCAAGGCGATTGCGAATGTAACCGGCGTGGGTATACCGATAACAACGCTTGATACTCAGGCGGTTATTGCGTCCACTTCGGCAACAAATCAGGATGCGGCGAATGCGGTTGTGGTAGGATCAACCGGATCGACCGCCAGCGGTGCGAAATCCGGCGTATATTCATCGAACGCAGGCACGGCAAGCGGCGCTGAAAGCGCAGTGATTGCGTCGGATACCTGCACGGCAAGTGGCGAAAGTAGCGCCATAATAGCAAGTGGAACATCAAGTACAGCCACAAATGCAGGATCAGTAGTCGTAGGATGCAGCGGAGGGAATGCAACAGGTGTTAACAGCGCTGCGATAGCATGTAATAATAGTACAGCGAGTGGGCAAAGCTCTGCTGTGATTGCTACAGTATCCGGTACTGCTAGCGCTATTGCATCCGTCATTGTTGGTGGGCTTAACTGCTTAGTCGGTGGCGCATCGTCTTCTTGCGTTTCGTCCAGCGCATGCGACACAGGAACGGCAACTTATTCTAGCATAATCGCATCTGAGACTTGCGCCGGGACGAACGCAGAAACGAATGAGGCCGTTATTGCTTCCCGTGATTCGATTGTGGGCGGCAGCCGTTCGGCAATCATCGCCAGCGATGGCGACGGCGGCTTATCCTATGGCGTTTCCGTCGGTAGTGATAGATCGGCGGCAATCGCCACAAAAGGCACTGTGTCAAGCGCAATAAGCGTCACTGGTGACGGATCGACAGTAATTGCCAGCAACTCTAATTCTTTGACTGGATGCAGTGTTTCAGGCGAAAACGGCGCTATTATTGCGAGTGCCGGAACTGGCACAAGCGCCTGCCGCGTGACGGGAAATCAGTCTTTAATAGCGGCTTCACAGGACAGCGTTATAACCGCTGCTAACGGCGCTGCAATCGCAACGCAAGGCTGCACTGTGTCCGCAACTCAGAGCGCCGCGATTGCGTCAACTGATAGCACTGTAAGCGACATTGAGGCATTTGTCGCGGCCTGCACCGGATCGACGGTGGCCAGCGAAAACGCCGCTGCAATCGGCTGTGACGGCTGCATTGTTGACGGCGACAACTCTGTATTAATCGGCTCGAAAAATGCGCAACTCAACAGCGCCGGATATGTAGCTGTCGGCTATGACGGATCGGCAATAACTGACACAAACTCCGATCAAAACCTGACCTTCAAAATCCAGCGGTCAACCGGAGATATATCGTCTGCCGGGAATATTCAGGGCGGCACTTTAACGGCTGTGTCTTATATCTACTTTGGATCGGTAGCGGGGCCGTTTATCGGATTCGGCGCTGGCGACCCCGACGGAGCTTTAACCGGTGTGGCAGGATCATTATATCTGCGTACCACCGGCAGCCTGTATGTGTCGCATGGCGGCACTGACTGGTATATCGTAACTTTAACCGATCCTTCACCTTAATAGTTTCAGGGGACTCGCCATTGAACGGGCTTGCGTGGTGCAGGCCCGTCCCCCTGCATCTGGATAAAAGATGATATCCATAAAGGATAACATAAACCGCGTCGCAATTCAATTTGCAAGATTCGCAAATCAAATTCCTTACGCGGCAAGCCGAGCGATGAATTCGGCCTTACAGGACGCGAGGGATAGCATCGCTGGCGACATTTCGAAATCAATGACGGTTCGTTCAAAATTCACGCTTTCCGGGCTGCGCGTCAATCGCAGCACAAAGAAAAATCTTAAAGCGGAAATTGGACATATTGCCGACTGGATGCGGATGCAGGCGGAAGGTGGTATAAAAAAACCGACACGCGGTAAATTCATCGCCGTGCCGCAGGTGGGCGCCGGCAGACCAAGAAAGACGCAATCGGCAAAAGCAACACTGCCTTCAAAAGTGTTTGCAAAAAAAAACTTGCGTACAATAGGCAAGGCAGTATATTCAGTAGATAAGCGCAGGGGCCTGAAAATGCTTTATGCTCTGGCAAAGCGAGCGGAAGTAAAACCCCGCTGGCCGTTCTTTAAACAAGTAGAAGAAAACTTTACAAAGTCGTTTTATCCGTACCTTTATAGATATATGAATGACGCGATAAAAACAGCTAAAAGATAGGTAGTATTATGGAGTTTTCACAAGTTCAAATTGAAACTATCTTGACTGTTTTCAAGGTTTTGGGCGGCGGGGCGGTGGGCGTACTAATAGCGCGGTCGTTTGATTTTTTCGGCGGCGCGAAAAAGAACGCTTTCGATGCGCGCTGCGCGGCAAATCAGGCTCCGCTCAGAGCTGATATTGCCGGATTGCGTGACGATGTAACAGACACCCGCGTCAACGTCAGTAAGATGTCGGGTGAACTATCCTATATAGCACAGTCGCGCATTCACAACGGCGGATTCGACAAGCTCGAAAACGACATTTCTGAGATTAAAAAACTGCTTTCCACTGTAAAATAATCCACAAAAACGAATAAAAACCAATGCTGTATTGGTTATAATTAATTATGCATTTTTTTGTATTTTTTTCTTGCTATCTAGCGCGTAATGCGCTAGACTGTATTTGTGAGTGCGAGGAAACAACCGCCCCACAGGGGCAAGAAAGGGAAAGAAAATGAAGGAGTTAATCATAAAGCACAGATCTAAAAAAGTGGACGACTACAATGGATACTATTGTAGTTTTAAGGATTTCGATGTCAACGCCGGCATAGATCCATATGACGCGCTGGAATCTGATTCTGCACTAGGGAATCGCATCTACGGGCCGTATAAGTCTAAGCAACAGGCAGTAAAAAGCATGTATGATATGTTCGATTAAACCATCCCCACAGGGGCAAGAGAGGAAAATAAACAGATGATCGTACCTGTAACACGCCGCCTGGCGGACAAATTAACAAATGGCGGAGTTTCCGCCCTTGCCCGGCTGCTCGGAATAAATCTCAGCACCGTCAAACGTATAAATAACGGACGAATAACGTCCGAGCCGGTTCTTGAATTGCTCCTGGAAATCCTTAATATGCTTTCCAGTCGGATCGGCCCGATTGACGCACGGGAGATGTTTCTCGAAGCGGCCCGGCGGCTTGGCAGAAATCCAGAGGACAAAAGATCATGGAAAAAGGGGAATAGGAATGACAAAACAGGGAAAATCAATCGTCTGCGAGGATGAAGAACTCAGAGAAAACAAGCCGGAAAACATGTACCAGTATGAAGAGACTTATAACTTCATCGGTCAATCATGGGAAGTATCCGCTCAATTCAACGGTGAAGACTCAGAAGAACGGAAGCTGAAAGCACAGAAGATCGTCCGGCAGGCCGAAAACGAGCTTGACGCTCTGATAATCCAGAAACGGGCGGAACTCGAAGCCAAACTTTGCCTTATATGTAACAATCTGGAAATAGATTGAAGGGTAAAAACGATGAATAGCATTGACGGAGTTTATGAGCTTTTGAAATCTGTTGTCGCGCAGGCGCGTGAATACATCATCGTGGGCGCGGTCGATAAGTATGACCCGGCGAAATCAATCGAACTGATGAAAGAATACCGCTGGTTTATGGAATCAGATGCCAATCATTCACCGACGGCCAGCTTAAAAGCACTTTGTGAAAGTACCAGCCTTGATCTTGATGCCGTGCGGGAAAACATACGGCCTTATTGCAAAGTGATCTACGACCGCTATGTCAAAGGATTGAAGGGCGCTCGCGTACCGAAGGAAATCTTACAGCGTGATTTTAATCGAGATGAAGTCTGGCGCAAGCACAAGCTGGCGCTCATTTAACACGAAGGGGAATAGGAATGACAAAAGACGAAGCAATCAGAACTGTGTACATCCATCTTGATGACGTGCCTAATTTCCACACTGATGAAGAACACTTCACCGGCTGGGCCGACATGAACGACCCCGGAACGTGGATTCAGCCGATGCGCTTTGACGCAGACGTTGACGAATTTACCTCACACTGGCTTCTTTGCCGTCTGAACGGTGAGACCCCGGAAAAGCCTCTAAAGGGAATGTACCAGGTTCAACAGGCATTAATGCAGCTTTCCTCATGGGAAAAAGACTTTGAAGGCGTACTTGATTCCGGTCTGGAAGCGGTTTTTGACTGCTTGGAAGGTGAGAAATCCACAAAAGCCGACAGAGCTTTGCAGGTGCGTGATTCTCTGGAGTCAGAAGCGGCAAGACTGAGAGAGAGAGCCAGGCTGGTGGCTAATAGAGCGCAAAGCCGGGAAAAGGCCGCCGAAAGACTCACAGATATGGTATCGACCTTCCTTCGGATAAACGGCGAAGCCCGGACAAAGGACGGCAAGACTTCTTTCGGACTGGACACGGACGCCGGGCGCATTTCATGCTCCCGCATAAAAGACGGGATTAAATGGCCTGCCGGATTTAAGGCCGAGGGCAAGATCAATCTGACAGGTGATTACAAGATGCAGTCTTATGACGATCAAGATTGCCTTGTAATCATAGTCCAAGCTGGAAAACTTCCACTTTCGCCGGATCTTTTAAAGATGAAGCTGGAAGTCACTCCTGACACCGACGCTGTTCTTGAATCCATCCAGAGCATACCAGAGCAGAGCAGGCCGGAAAGATATGAGCGTTATTCCGTTCGCAAGCCCGGAAAGGCGGTAAAATAATGTGTGATGCAGGAATGCCTAAGCAGGGCAAAATATATTCAGCGCTTGCCGATATTATGGCGGCGATGGAAGCGGTTGAAAAGAAGCGCAGCGCGTCTGGTGGCCTGAATTACGCTTTCCGCTCAATCGACGATGTAATGGCAGAAGTAAATCGTCACCTGAAAACCGCTCGTGTTTTCGCCGTACCGGAAATTGTGACCGAAAACGCGATGGAAAGACAAACGAATAAGGGCGGCGTTATGCTTCACCGTCTTGTTACGGTCAAGTACCACTTCACAGCCGATGACGGCAGCTTTATCACAGCCACCGGCGCGGGTGAGGCGATGGACAGCGGAGACAAGGCTATATCAAAGGCTATGGCAATGGCCTTCAAATATATTCTCACCCAGATGTTCTGCATTCCGACCGAAGGCGACAACGACCCAGATTCGACGGTTCACGAAATCAAAGCCGACAAACCTGAAAGCAACCCAGAACCGCCCAAAAGCAACGGAAGTAAATGGCCTTTGACCTCGCAGCTCCTGAAGGTAAAAGATGCTCTGAAGCTTGATTACGATGACGTTGACGAAGCAGTAAGACAGGCTCTGAAACTCAAAGACCGCCGTGAAGTACCTAAGCTGAAAGAGATTCAAGAGCCGAATAATCAGAAAACCGTATTCGCCTTCCTACTGAAATTCGCATCTGAAAAGTACGTCGCAACCGGCGTCTTGACCGAGTGGGTGAAAGGGAAGGGCTTCGACAAAGTTTTGACATTCGCCTTTGATAAAGACGGAGCTGACGCCTGCACAATCTCGGATATGGAAGAACTTTACACAAGAATGCACTCAGTCGAGTCTGAGACTACTAAGCCGATATGGTCAAACACTACAATCCTCGGATCATACACCGCAATGGGTATCACCCAGAAGGAACTGGAAGCGGCGCTTAACAGCAGTGTACAGAACTGGGGTGAAGATGAACGCGCACTTTTAACCAGAGCATTTCAGGAGGCGCGCGAAGGAAAACACGAAAACCTTAAAGCGGCGCTAGCCACCGTATTAGCATAAGAGAGGTTCCCCATGTTTCAGTGTTGCGAAAAATACCGTCACTTAGCCGTGATTGAAGATGTACCGGCATATCAAAGACGTTCCTACCTGCGTTCCCGGCGGAACACACCCGCAGCAACCCGCCGTCGGGAACACTTCCCCTTGACAATACCCGGTCTATGGTTGATCTGGTTTGAAGCAGACCTTGAAAAAGGAAATTCAACTGACACCGAATCTGTCAGGCATAGCACAGATTCTATCGCACAGGAGCCGCTAAAACGGTCTGCGGCGGTTCCTGTGCGTGTTTTATCGCCTCTGAAAACTTATTCGCTTTTGACCCTGCTGGCGCTTGAATCCGTCTGGTTTCTGGCGCGGTTTGCAGGTGCTATTTAGGGCCGATCAATAACGTTCGTAAAACACGGGGTTCCCGGTGGGCGGTAAGGCCCGCCGCCTGCCGGGAAGATAAAGAAAGAAAATCATGGCTCAAATCTCTCACATACTCGGAATTGACCCCAGTCAGAATGCAACGGGATTTGCCCTCTATTCATCCAACGGAAGCCTTATTACCTCCTGTGTCGGTCCGATAACCGAGGCTTCGGAAATTATTAAGGGAATGCTCACAAACGTCAAGGGAACAATGGTTATGGTCTGCATCGAAAAGATACCGAGCGGATCATTCATTTACAAGGGCGGCAAGAAGATAAAGGCATTCAGGGAAGCAAAGAGCGCCGCTACTCAGATCAAGGCACTTATCAAGTCCCTCCTGCCCCGCAGAAACGTAATCTATGAAGCTTCACAGCAGACGTGGCGCGCCGCCATGTATAAGGGTTTCAAGGTGCAGGACAATTTCAAGCAGACGGCAATCGACTACTGCAAAATGACTGGGCTGGGGGAGTTCGAAGACCATAACCAGGCTGAGGCTGTGGTTATCGGTCTGTACGGTGTTTCAATGGCGAAGGTGATTCTGCATTTCATGGGTAAAAAAAAATAAAATAAAGAAAAACATTGACAAAATACAAAATAACGCCATAACATGCAATCAAATAATTACTGACGGAAAAATATAATGAGTGAATCTGATAATAAAGGCCGCCTGTTGACCGTGAAAGAGGCTGCGGAATATTTAAGCGTTTCATGGGAATTGCTTTCTCAATGGCGACATAGGACAAATATAACGGGAAAACTGCAAGGCCCGGCATTTATTAAAGTCGGCTACCAAGTCAGATATGACACAGACGATCTTGATGCTTTTATTCAAAAAAACAAAATATCTGAATAAATCCGGTGAATCCAATGCCAATAGATTATCGTGATAGATGGATGATATTGAACGCTCTGAATGAGTTGCGTTACCGCAATCGGATAACGCCGGATACTTACTCCATCGGATGCTTTATTCTCGGTGACACCGAAGGGCGTATTGACTATTCCATTCTTGCTGCTTTGGTTGGCATAAAAAGCAGCACTCAGGACGGAGCTAAATTTAAGGTGTCAAGATGCGTTACCGCGCTTGTCGCAACGGGACTTTTTGGACGGCAAAAACGCGCCGGAGAATGGTCTATTTTCACAAAGCAAAATCACGTCTCATTGCAAAGCGAGTTGCAAAGCGATTTGCCTAGCGAGTTACTAAGCATAAATGAAAACGCAAAAAGCGTAAACACTGGAATCAACACAGACAATAAAGCAAAAGTTACTGAGCATCTTACTGAGCAAATTGTTGAGCATACAACCGAGCAGGTTACAAATCATCATATTTCAGATTCTTCTAAAGAAGAATCTTTAATAAGAAAAGAAATAAATAAAGAAAAGAAAAAAGCATCTGACGAAATTTCCGAAGCCGTCTCGAAAATCTACGACCATTTGAACACGCTCAGACGCGGATTGATTCCGAGCCTCAAACCGTCGGACGGATATTCTCACATCGACCGATCTGGAAATATTTCAAAGTCTGCCGTTAAACTGAAAAACATTGTCAAGGGGCTATCAGCACAGGGGCTTGCGTGTTTTAATTACACTGACGGGCGGTTTACCGCTAAATTGAGCGTTTCGGAGTCAACGCAACTGGTGTGCGATGTTCTGGAGCACGTTTCCAGAATGCGACACACAAAAGAAGACCCGCAGTATTTCAATCCTGAGACTCTATTCAATGGACAATTCGGCAAGCGATTAGGCTGGTATCTGGATTCCAGCAGAAAGCAGGGTTTGCAGTTCAACACAGCCTTAGACGCGATGGAAGCGGCCTTCGCAAAGCGCAGGGCCGAACAGGGGCTAATAAATGGAAACATCTGAAAAGATTGACGGTATTTGCCCATACTGCGGAAGCGCACAGAAGTTATTGCAGGCGCTTACATTTCAAGGCCAGGTATTCAAGCGGATCTGGAAGCCCTGCACTTGTGAAGCGTCTGTGAAGTCCTTACAGGAAGCAGAACAGGCAGAAAAGGACATAGAATCTAAGCGCCGTGAAAGAGAAATACTTTCCGAAGCCCGGATAAAATTCCGTGAGGCAGGTCTACCGGAAACCGCATTAAATCGTAAACTTGCTAATTTACAGCATGACGACCATAACACGGAAGCAATTAGGAAAGCCGAATTACTTTGCGGTGGCGGCTTCGCTTTCGGAATCAAGGGTTTATGGCTTCAAGGCCCGGTCGGGACGGGAAAAACAACCGTACTTCTGGCGATTGCCCGCGAAATGGCGGCTCGGTCAAGGCGCTTCGGTTATGTCTATGCCGGTCAAGTACAGCGGAGCTTGATCGCCAGTTCGACGGCGGACTGGGAATTGAAAAGTGAAATCGAAAGACGGCTTTCGTACTTCCTGAATGCTGATGTTTACCTGCTTGACGATCTGGGAGTTGAAACGCGCAACCCGGCAACGGATAGCTTGATACTGGATATATTTAATACAGCAATCGACAGACATAAATTCGTCTGCGTAACTTCAAATTACACGATCAGGGAATACTGCAATCTATATGAAGGCATGACCGGCCAGCGGATTTACCGCCGTCTTGCTGCTATGTGCGTGACTGAGACAATCGGAGGTACGATGTGGATTGACGGAGCAAGAACATGAAAGAGGAAAGAAATGTCTAACTTCACAGATTCAAGAGATTCAGAAAAGAGCAAC